TACAAAACATGACAATTGGAACATTGTTTCGGGAGATTATGAAAACTTTGATGGAAACACTCCAGCGTTTGTTGCTCGTATATTTTTAGAATACGTAAACAAGTGGTACGACGATGGACCAGTCAATGCAAAAGTAAGAGAATTATTACTAGCACATGCCTTTAACCCTTGCAGACTACATGAATATGTACTATATTTAGTTGCTAGAGGTTTTCCGTCAGGACATCCGCTCACTGCTATTATGAACTCGTTTGTTAATATAATTATGACCTTTACAGTTTTAGTTATGGACTTAGGTTTAAAAACAGATGAGTTTGATATGGCTGTGTATGGTGATGATAATATCCTATATTTTGGTGGTAAACCAAAAAGTGCTAAAGATTTATCAGTGTACTATAAAGCACGCTTTGGTATGACTTATACTCATTATAGTAAAAGTGATATTGATGTTATTGATAATATACATAGTATCACCTATCTTGGTAGAAGTTTTAGACCTTTTCGGTCTTATGTACTTGCTCCACTGGAACTAGAGACTATATATGAGAGTATATATTGGAAACGTGGAACTATGATATCAGAGTTTGAATTAATTTTAAACATGGCAGTAAACATTGCTATGGAGTTATCACATCATCCACGAGAAGTCTTTAAAGAGGAGTTAAAATTCCTTTTAGCTACTATTGAAGAAAGATATGACGTGTTGCTTCATGCTACATGCTGTCAAAGTGTTAAAACTTATGGATTATACCATCATGACCATTATGGTGTTTTCGGTGAACATCAAATATGTGGTAGAAAACAAAGCACCGCCCTAATCCAGGGTATGGATTCATTTAGTGATTTTATTCCTGAGTCCGGTCAGACTATGACCACAACTTCTCGTAATGAGGAGTTTACAAACCGTGCTGCCAATGATGTAGAAGATACACAAGAAGTGCAGTTAGGTTCATACCAAGATGCTGCTCCAATAGTTTCGAGTGCTGTTGACACTAATACATTGCAATCACCATATGTGGTTACAAATATGGAAGTGTTTACCTTGAATGATGTTCTTAATAGAGAATACGCTGTAGCAACATACAATTGGGCTTCAAGTCAAGGAACCAATACATTGTTAGGATCCATTGACTTTCCGTCAGCTTTGTTTAATCAAACTTTTATAGCAGACAAGATCAAAAGTTTTCGAAACTTTAGAGCAGGTTTGCGTGTGACAGTTCGTTTATCAAGTACGTCATTTAATTATGGCAAACTGATGGTAGTTTATGTGCCAAATCCAACTGCCGATCCGTATTTAAGTTATAGATTGGCCACAGTTAGTCTGAGATCAGGTTTTCCACA